TTATTGCTATTGTGATCGTTATAACTTGGATAAAATAATATGGCTACTAATTTTACAGGAGCAGATGTAATAGCGGCTTCTGATGTAACTGCTTATCAAACTGATGCGTTTGATTTTGGTATTGCAAGTGGAGATTCAGAAGTAACGACTTGGTTAGCTCAAACTACTAATGATATTTTTCGAGATTTAAGAATTAAATGGTGGCCAGTATATAAAACAAATGTCTTTACCGACATTACTGTTTTAAATACAGCAGAAATGTCGAATACAAAAGTTAATTTAAATCAATTCAAACGAGCTGGAGTCTATTTATTTTTATCAAGATTTTTTCTACCAGCACTAACTAAATTTAGATCAGAAGCAGATAAAGATAGATTTGAAAGAATGATTGAATTTTATACTTCGGCTTTTGCTAAAGAATTTCAATCAATTTTAGATGATGGAGTAGAATATGATAGCGATGCTGGATCCACAATATCAGCAAGTGAAAGAGAACCTTTACACTCATATAATAGACTAAACAGATAATGGTTGTTGCTGTTCATGTTCAAACGAATGCTAAATACGTTCAAAAAAATATAAGAAATTTCCAAAGACGATTCCCCAACGAAATTAAAAGAACATTATTAAAATCAGGATTTTTATTATTAACAATCATTAAAGAATTAACCAAAAAAGGTAAAAGTTTTAAAAGATCAAAATTTCCAAAATATAGTAAAGGGTATGAAGAATGGAAAAGAAAGTATTCAAAAAGCAGAGCAAATAATGTTGTTGATTTAATGTTAACTGGACGAATGATGCAATCCTTAACTCCTGACAGTACTGTTAAACCAAAAGGAAAAAATAGAGTAGAGATAAAATTTAGTAATGAAGATATGAGAGATAGAGCATTTAGAATACAAACAGGAGTGGGCCAACCCCAAAGACCTTTCTTTGGTTTTGACAAAAGGACAGAAAAGAAGATAAACAAGGAATTTGAGAAAGAAATTAAAAAAAGAATGAAAAGAATGGGAATATGAGTGTAAGAGAAAACATAGCAGATAATATTAAAACAGTTATTGATGCAATCAGCAGTCCTGATGTCAAGCTAGTTTCAAGACAACCTTTTAATATTGATGAACTATCACAACAACAATTCCCTTGCGTTCTTGTTCAAACATCAGAAGAAAATAGGGAAGATCAAGAATTAGGAAGTGGTGCTAAAACTAGGACAGGAACAATTAATTTTATTGTTAATGGATTTGTTCAAGGTTCTAATACCAATATTGATACATTGAGAAATGCTCTAATTACAGCTATTGAAACTGCTTTGGAAACTGATATAACTAGAGATTCCAATGCACTTGATACTGAAGTTGTTCATGTTGAAACTGACGAGGGAACTTTATTTCCTGTTGGAGGTATTGTAATGACTATTAGATGTTTATATAAATATTCGTCTGGAACTCCATAAAGTATTGACGAAGAAGAAGAAAAAGAATAAAAGGAATTATGGCCAAAGATATTGAAATAATAAAAGGAACAAATAAGATTACAATAAGTCAAAGTAATCTTGCACATTACGAAAGTCTTGGTTATAAAGTTGTAGGAAAACAAGAAATTGTCAAACCTAAAATAACAAAAGAAGAAAAAGATAATAAGGAGAAAAAATGGCGGTAGTTCACGGAAAAGAAGGTGTTGTTAAAGCTGGAGGTTCAGCAATAGGAAACTTAACTGGATTTACATTAGAAACAACAGCAGATGTTGTTGAAAAAACAGCGATTGATGATGGAACTAAATCTTTTATATCTGGGAGAACTTCATTTTCAGGAAGTCTTGATATGAATTTTAACAGAGAAGATGCTCAACAAGTAACTTTGTTGGCTGGTTCTAGTATTGCATTTATTGTTTACCCAGAGGGTACAACTTCTGGAGATAGAACTTTTACTGGCACAGGAATTGTTACTGGTATGAGTACTAATAATTCAATGGATGGGGTTGTTTCAAGATCAGTTACTTTTCAAGGTACTGGAGCATTAACAATAGCAACTGTATAACTTAATTTATGAAAGTTATTGACCGAGCTAAATCTCACTTCGAAAGTTTGGGAGTTCAACATATTGAAGTTCCTGAATGGGAAGATGAACATGGTCATTCAACGGTCATTTATTGGAATCCAATCACTTTAGGAGAAAAGAAAAAAATCTTTTCCAGCGATATTTCTGGAGGGATGGTTATTAATGATGTTGGTGTTCTTGCTGATATTGTTGTTATGAAATCTCTTGATAAGGATGGAAAAAAACTTTTCCAACCTGAAGATAAACTTGCCATAATGCACAAAGTCGATTCTGATGTCCTCGCCAAGATAGCGACAGCCATCATGAAAACCCCTACCCCAAACGATCAAAAAAAAAAATAAATTCTGACATAAGTTTAAAAAATATGTTAGTAGTTGCTGATAGGTTAAAGATAACTTTTTCAGAATTATTAAAAATGCCTGAAGAAGAATTTAATCTTTGGTTAGGTTATTTAATGATAGAACAAGAACAATATGAATCGGAAATGAGAAAAGCGAGACATAAATAATGGCACAGAATTTACACATCAACATACTTGCAAAAGATAGAACAAAACAAGCTCTAGGATCTGTTCAAGCTGGATTAGGCAGATTAAAAGGTGCAGTTTTTTCTATTCAGTCAGCATTAGTTGGAGTTGGTGGAGCTTTAGTTGTTCGTTCTTTAACTAAAGTTGGAAGTCAAGTTGAAAATTTAAAAATCAGATTTGCTTTTTTATTTAAAGGAATGGAAGAGGGTAATAAAGCCTTTGATGAATTAATTGGCTTTGCCGCTAAAGTTCCTTTCTCTCTTGAAGAAATTAGTACTGCATCAGGAAATCTTGCTGTCGTATCTAAAGATGCAGAAGACCTAGCAAAAGTTTTACAAGTTACTGGTAATGTTGCAGTTGTTACAGGATTGGATTTTAGACAAACTGCTGAACAAATTCAAAGATCGTTTGCTGGAGGTATAGCGGCCGCAGATGTATTTAGAGAAAGAGGTGTTCGTTCTTTGTTAGGATTTGAAGCTGGTGCAAAGAAAACAGCCAAAGAAACTAAAGAAGCATTTTTTAAAACATTTGGCCCTGATGGAGAATTTGGTAAAGCGATGGAAGTTATGTCAGTTACTTTTACTGGTACACTTTCAATGTTGTCAGATAAATTATTCAAATTTAAACTAGACACAGATCAAGCTGGATTTTTTGATTTTGTTAAAAATGCTTTGGCAGTCATTAATCAAATGATTGAAGATAATGAAGCTATACTTGTATCTTTTGCACAAAAATCATCAGCGATGTTAATTAATGTTATTAAATCTACATTACTCGGTGGTGCTATTCTTATTGATTTATTTAGACCACTCTTTGTTTATATTGCTGGAGCATTAAAAGGAACTTTTGATATAGTGCGATCTTTACCACCTGGAATTAGAGAAATGGGTATAATTGGTTTTTTAATGTTAGGGTTTGCTGGAAAAGCAATTGTTTTAGTTATTGGATCAGTAATAGATGAAATTAAATTAGGACTTGCCTCTATATTATCGGCACAAGCTAAAATGACTCAGATGGCTAGAGATTTTACACCTTTTTTAAGTGATGAAAGAAAAGAGATTATGACTCAAAATATTGAGAGTCTTAATAAAAGTATTGAAGAACTTAGAACACCAATGAAAGATATTGCCGATGATATAAATAAAAACAGAGGATACACAGAAGACTGGATGATTTTAACTAAAAAACTAAATGAGTTTTTTAAAAGTGTAAATGTTAGTATTGTCCTTAATGCAGAACAAATGAAAAAATTACTAGGAAGAATTGAGGGTGCTGATGAAGAAACTAAAAAATGGTCAATCTCCATGAGTTCTATTGCAGAAATTATTCAAGAAAGTGTTAAAAAAAATCTAGAATCTATTAATCAAACTATTGCAAAAGAAATTTTAGGTGGAATAAAAGCATGGTCAAAAGGTATGGCTGAAGTTCTTGTTATGGGAAAAGATATTGGAGAAACAATGAGGGCGATTGCTCAAAGATTCATAGTTAATATTGTAGCGAAAGCCATTGAGCTTGTTGCTTTATGGGGATTGGAATTGGCTATGAAAAAAGCTGGACTACTTATAGAGGATGAGTCGGTTAAAAAAGCAGAGGCATTATTAAAGATCAATACAGCAGATATGGCGATGACAGGAGTAAAATTACATCTTGAAAAACAAATTACTAAAGAGAAAGAGGCACAAGCCATGCTTTCAGGAAATCCACTTGGTTTTCTTTCTTTCTTTGGTGCTTTTAAACAACATGGTGGAGCAGTTGCAAAAGGAAAGCCAGTTCTTGTAGGAGAACG